CTGATCCTCCGAATGTGTCGAGCACTCCCTTGGCCCAGTCCGTATTGTCCAGCAGCTTCTCCAGTATCTCCACTGGCTTTTGTGTCGGGTGGAGCTCATTCCCGGAGTGCGTGGCCTCCAGTACGTTGCCGTAGCCCTTGTGATTGTCCCACTTTGGCTTTGTGCGGTGCGCAAACATGACGAGCTCGTGCTGCGTCCTCCAGCCCATACCCATGCCGGGGCTTTTCTTATTCCAGACAAGCATATTTTTGACGCCGAGCCCTGCGGTTTCCACAATATCGAACAAATATACCCACATACGCCAGTCCGTGAAGATATAGGCCACGAGGCCGTCAAAGTTCTGGAGCACTTCGCGCATGAGAGACTGGTACCCGCGCGTGCTGAGGGTGTCGTTGGCTATGGTGACGGCGATCTCCTTGCCGTCTTTGTCGTAGCGCTTGGTTCCTATGCTGCCGCTGCTGCGCCCGGACTCTTGGAAGCCACCGGAGCAGTAGGGCGGATCCGTGAGCAGGATTTCCGGGTGTGCGCCGTCCAGCAGCAGGCCCATGTCTGCCGCGTTGGTTGAGCTCCCGCAGACGACGCGGTGGCGTCCGAGGATCCAGAGGTCGCCCTTTTGGGTGACTGTCTGATCGGGTTCTGGCGGCTCCGGTATGTCGTCCGGCTCGTGGAGGTCGTTGTGCAGGGCTTCTGACAGCGCGGTGACGAGGCTCTCCACCTCGTCCTCCGTGTACCCGGTCAGCTCCATGGGGATCTCGCCGGTGTCAATCTCCGCGAAAATGTCGGCCAGCAGCCGGTTGTCAGTCTCGGCCAGCTCCGCGATCCGGTTGTCTGCCACCAGATCGGCGTATTCCTCCGCGTCGTTGGTGTAGTTCTGGTAGTCCACTGGGGCCTCTTTGATACCTTCCAGAAGGGCAGCAGAGAGGCGGCCGTGTCCCTTTACTATGAAGCCGGAGCGCTTCGAGACGGTGATCGGCTGCCTCCAGCCCGTCTGTCTGATTATGCGGCCGAGTAGTTGGATCTGGCTGTCCGGGTGCTGGTTCGGGTTCTTCGGGTTCGGTACCAGCTTTGCCACGTCCACGATCGCGTCGTGGGCGCAGAATACCGGCACGCCGTCGGCCCATGCTTTTGGCTCTGCTTCTGTTTGATAGTCGCTCATGTTGTCCTCGCCTCCTTAATGGTTTTCAGGATCCGCTCGCGCAGAGCCTTGTCGGTTTCTCTGGGTTTCCGGCTCAGGTTGTACCGGCCGGCCGCTTTGTCCAGCACCTCGCCGTGGGCCAGCAGCTTGAAGTCTTTCCGGATCCGGTTCACCACGCGCCGGGTGCGGTTCCAGCGGTGCAGCTTGCAGGCCAGTATAACGGCATTTGCCAGAAGCACGCAGCAGAACATGAGTGCGCACATGATACCCACATAGCCGAGAGCCACACCCGGCCAGCTCCATGCCAGCTGCCCGCTCATTTTGCAGAAAAGCAGCAGCAGGGCCACCAGTGCCGCGATCACGGCCCACACTCTGTCAAATATGCGGCTTGTGTTATTTCTTTCTTTCACGGTTCGCCCTCCTTCTTTGGGCCCGGTTTCCGGCCGGGTTTGGCTTGTTTTTCTGGTAGGGGCTTAAAAAGCCCGCTTTGACGGCGCACTCGGTACAGAGAAGCTCTACGCCCTGCGCCTCTTTGAGCTTGTCGGCCTCCGGCATTTTCCAGCACTTGCGGCCGCAGTTCGGGCAGCTTACCGGCACCCAGTCCGGGTGCTTTGCCTGCACGTCGCCGTTTATGTTCTTGTCAAGCGGCAGGCAGAGGATCCCGCCCTTGTCGCTGTATTTCCTCGGCGTCAGGTCGAAGCCCTTTGCACGAAGCTGATCGCGGGTGTCGTTCTTGACTTCCTGCTGCACGACTTCGAGGACTTCCACCTGAGCGAGCTCCAGACAGAACGCGCCCTGCGGCTCCCACTTCTTTGCCTTCCAGTCCTTTGCGAAGTCCTCCAGCGTGTCGTAGCAGCAGAGCCCGGCCTTTTCCTCGGTGATGAACATTGTTTCCATTACGGCCTCGTCGTCTGCGTCGTCCCAGCCGAAAAGGTGCCAGCTGTCGTAGTTGTCATAGTCCCACTGGGAGAAGTGGAGCGTGCGGCCGTCAATCGGCCAGCCGGTGCCTTTTACGGTTCCCTTGATGATCTTCGGCTTGTATTCCATGGTTTTGCCTCCTTTTTTTGAAAAGCATTTGCTTTTTATGCTTTTACTTGCTTTATTGTGTTTTGCTCTGTTTTTGCCTGAATTTGTCCGGCGCGTCGCAGGTGCTCCAGTGCGGTGTATAGCCCCAGCCCGTTGCCTCTGCCGGATCGTCCACCGGCTCGCAGCTTATCACGTCCCCGGCAGGCGTCACCAGCTTGGTGCTGCCTCCGGGCTTCGTGCGGTAGTTCACCGGCTTGGCGTCGCACGGCATTGAACGGCCGGAGCGGGTGCGGATCCAGACGATTGCTGCCCCGCAGCTTTTACATGTTCTTATATTCATACGCCCACCTCCTTGCCCTCCGGCGGCTCCCAGTTCCAGAGCCCCTGCCTGCCTTTGGCCGGTATCGGCTCCGGCAGCTTTTTGACGTTTGCCAGCTTCCACGCATACCGGCCCGGCGTGTAGTCGCCGAGGGCCAGCTCGTCCGGCGTCAATGTGGTGATGTACTCCGGCGTTATCCTGATACAGTCCACGAGCTCGGCGGTGGCAAGTATGCAGCCCATAGGGAAGGTTGCTGGGCCGTCGATTATCTCCGGCAGCTCCAGCCGCCTGCATATTACTTCCCGCGCCTCGTCGTCCATGTAGAGGTTGCTCCATGTGTGCTGTATTGCCTTCATGGCAGAGTGGATCGCGATCGGGCCGCGGTATTTCGTGGCCCAGCTTCGTGTCTCGTTTCCTTTGATACCGGCAGCCAGAGCCCCGGCCCATGGCTGCCATACGGTGATCGCTTTCATTTATCCCTCGCTTTCTGCCGTCCAGATAATAGCGGAGCGCCCCGTCACGCTGCACGCCCTCTTTCCGGCGTTCCTTATTTTTCCGGCCGCCTGCGCTTTGGTGAGGATCGGGCCCACGTCGCTGCGGCTTACCTGCTGCCCCCGGTCTGCCAGAACGGCGGCGATCTCGTTTGCCGTCATGGCCTCGTCCCGGATCAGCTCCAGCACCATGTCGCGGAGGCTCTGGCCCATGTCAGGGCTGCGCCACACAATAACGGCAGAAGGGAAGGGCGCGGAGTCCTTGGCGTTGCCGTCCTCGTCCGTGAATTTGAGACGCCCGCGCAGGAAACGGATCTCGGCGGCTTTCCCGTGCAGTATGTAGTCGTGAAAGTATGCCGTGTCGGTTCTTGCCGGTATGAGCATAACCACGACGGTGCCCTGCTTCTGGCTTTCCTCGTAGCCCTTGCGCACCCAGTCGCCGATCTGGCGTCCGTAGGGAGGATTGCAGAACACACAAGAGCCCCCCCAATCCATTTTCAGGCCGTCGTCGGCAGGGGTGAAGTATTTCGCGCACTTTGCGCTTTTATCGGTAGCGGCCGGATCAAGGTTGAAATGAAACTCCCGATCCAGCTCGGCGAAAAAGTCGGCCGGAGTACACCAGTCCAGCTTTTTGCTGCTTAACAATGCCTCATTCATTTGTCTGATCTCCTTTCTGTTCGCTGTCTGGAGCGTCAAGCTCCACGCCTTCCAGCAGTTTGAGCACTCCGGCGATATATTGCACCCGGTAGGGCTCCAACTCGGCCAGCTTCATGTGCTTGTGGCCGTATATGTCCTTCATGTCGCGCCAGACTTCCCACGGCACCCGGAAAAAGTCTTGCAGGCCCACGCTCACCAGAACGAAGGCAGCAGCGCCGAGGCCGTGGTGGGTGCTCAGGCTTTCCACCTGCTCGTCGGTGAGGCGGCTCTGTTCGATCCGGTCGCTGTCTGTATGCTTTGCCTCGAATACCACGGCCCGGCCTCCGGTGAGGGTGCCCTTAAAATCAGGCTGTCCGGCCTTGATGTAGCAGGCAAGAAACTGGCCCTGCCGGTTCGGTGGCCGGAGAGGGCGCATAGGCTCCGGCGTCTTTTCGACGTAGGCCACGCCCTTGTCCTTGTACCAGTTCAGGCTTGCGGCGATCAGGTTCTCGAAGTGTTCCCCGGCCCGCTTGCTCTGGAGCCCTCGCTGGCTTCGCTGGATATTGGAGAGGGCGGTCGCTGCTGTGGGATCCGGGTAGCCCTCGCGGTTTTTCCCCGGCACCATGTCCCAGCTCACGCCTCTGCCTCCAGCGTTATGTCGTGGCCGGGGTGCTTCCTGAGCTCGTGGGCCAGTTCCACGACGGCCTCGCCGGAGATCCTCACGGTGGTGGACTCCACGGCCGCGATCCCGTTCAGGTTGCCGACGTGAGAGGGGAGGACGATCAGCGCGTCGCCCAGCTCAGTGTCCGGCGGTTCCTCGCCCGTGTGCTGGTAGACTTCCACGGCGTCGCGGACGAGGATCCCGTGCTCTGTCGCGTATTCGATCTCGCGCTTCATGCCCTCGCTGGGGTTTTCCATGCCATACACCCAGAGCTCCGAGCACATGCTCAGCAGGGCGATCCCCATGTCCATGCCTGCGGCCCGTTCCTCCGGCTGGGTGTCGTCAAGAAACTGGGTGCAGTAGACGTGCGGCGCGATCGGCACTACGTCAGGGAAAAGCTCGGCGGCCTCCCGGCAGTAGCCCTGCGCCTTGGTGATGTTCTTTTCCATATCTCCCCGGCACGGGGAGCAGATATAAATAAACCGTTTTCTCATGGTGTTGCTCCTTTCAATATTTCGCGGCCGATTCCCGTTGTGAATATTCGCTCGGCTCGTTTTTCAGCTTGCCCGGCTCCCAGCGTTGCGCGTATGCCGAAGGCGTCAACGCTTGTGAAGTCCTCCGGCGCGTCGTATTCCGACACTATAAGGACGTTATTTTGCGCCACGGTTCGGCACCAGTTGAAAAATGCGTCACTGTCAAAAAATCCGGTGCTGTATTGTGTTGTTTCCCGGTATGGGGGATCGCAGTATATAACCGCGTTTTTTACGTTCAGCCAGTCCCGGTAGTCGCAGCAGATAAATGGGATCCCGCTCAGTGCTTCCCGCTGCCTTTTCAGGCTGCGGATCGACTCGTCCGTGTAGTTTCTGATTGCTCCGGTTTTGGTGTGTACTCCGTTTGCATATCCTCCAAAAAATTTAGATTTATAGGACGCGCAAAAGCCGACGAGTCCGACGTACCATTCCGGGTACCGCTCTTTGTTTTCTCGCACCGCTTCGTATTCCTTGCGGGTGATTGTTTCCGGCATGTGTTCTACCCCCCCCCGCGGCGCTCAGGAGTGCCACGAGGTATCTCTGGTTGTCTGCGCCTATCCTATATGGCGCGTCCACTTTGTCGATCACGTTCGCGCCGCCGACGAATGGCTCCAGATAAAGGGAGAAGCCGGTCGTCTTTATTGCTTCCTGAATGTGCGGCACGATCCGCGCCGCCAGTCTACGCTTTGAGCCTATGTAGTTCATGGCCCGGCCTCCTTTCATAATTAAATAAAGTCAAAAATTGATAGTTGATTGTCCTCGGCCTCAATTCTCCGGCAGGAAATGTCGAAGTATTTCGGCTCCAGCTCGATCCCGATAAAATGGCAGCCTTCCCGGATTGCAGCCACGCCGGTGCTCCCGCTTCCCATGAATGGATCCAGTACCACGCCGCCCTTGTTTACACTGTTATGTATGCAGCGTGACATAAGCGCCACCGGCTTTGGTGTTGGGTGTTCGCCTGCCGGATCCCTTGGCACTCGCCAGAGGTTTGACGGCCTGCCGTCTTTGAGCGTGTGCCTGCCCTTGTGTGCAAAAAGAATTAGCTCACACTGGTTCGCATAGTCCCCGGTGAGGTCGCCGCTCGTCCAGTTGCCCTTGTCCCATACGATCGGGGTTTTCAGCGTCGCCCCGGTATTTGTTAGGGCCTGTTGCCAGATTGGTGCCACGTCAAAACGGGTGCAGAGATAGAGCGCCCCGCCGTCGGCGACGGCCTCGTACATGAGCGGCACGCTCCAGAGCGGTGCCTCGCTGTCGTTTGCCAGCATGTCGGGCGTGCTCATTACTTTGCGCCGCCCGGTCTGGTACGCGATCCCATACGGAGGATCCGTCACTATGGCCGCCACCCCCCCCCCGCGAGGGCAGGCAGCACTTCGCGGCAGTCGCCGCAGTATAAAGTCGCTTTTCTGAAATGTTCTACTCGCACGGCGTCGCCTCCTTACTTGCTGCGCCAGCTCTCGCCGGTGGTTACTATGGCGGCGCACATTTCCCGGAGCCGGTCGATCGTGGCGTCTGCCGTGGTCGGATCCCCGGAGTCCTTCGGCGTCAGCCTGCGGACGAGTTCGGCGTCCGTGTAGTTGGTGGTGATGATTGTCGGCATGTATGCCTCATACCGGGCGTTGATTATGGCGTAAATCTTGGACACGGCCCACTCGGTTGCCGGTTCCTTCCCCATGTCGTCGATAATGAGCAGTTGCACGCGCTTGTAGGTGTCCAGCACGTTGCCCTCGCTGATTTCCCCGCCGTACTGCCGGTTCTGTTCGTAGGTGCGCTTGATACGCTCCAGCAGGTCGATCATAGTCATGCAGATCACTGGCGTGCCCTGCCGCATGAGCTGGTTCGCTATGGCAGCGGCGAGGTGCGTTTTTCCGGTTCCCTTTGGGCCGGTGATGAATAGGCCGTTGCGGCCGGGCTCTGTATTGTTGCGCGGCAGCTTATCCTTGAAGGCGTCGGCGTATGCTGCGCATACCCGGAGGGCCTTCTGGTTCTCGCCGGTGGGCTGGAATGTGTCGAAGGTGCGGCGAAGGAAGCGGGCGCTCATGCCGCTGTCGCCTATGATACGGCGCACGCGGCTGCGCATTTCCTCGGCTTCCTTGGCTTCGCGTTCGGCCCGTTCCTTTGCCTCTCGTTCGGCTGTTTCCTGCTCATACTGGGCCACGGCCTCCGGGCAGTCGCAGCGCTCCGGGCCATACGGGGCCCACATGATACGCTCCCCAAACTTGAAGCCCTTCGTCAGCCGCGGCTTGCCGCAGTATTCACACGGCACCGCCTCCGGCGGGTTATAGCCTGCGGCCTTCGGCGAGTTGCTGAGGATCCACGGCTCCGACTTCTGGGCCTCCGGTTCAGCTGTCTGCCATTTGGAAGCCGGAGAGGGGCGTCTCGTCCCGTTTTCCGGCATTGCCGTTCTGCCCGCCAGAATGTCCGCTATTGTCTCCATGCCCTTGTCCTCCTTTCAGCTTGTCGTTGTCGTATTTCCCCTCCAACACTTTGCTCATGTTGGTGGGCCGGATCAGCCAGTCAAAGTCTGCCGTCCAGCCCCGGTCGTTGTCGCCTTTCAGGAAGTCCGACGCTTCGGCCTTCTCGAATAGCTCCCGGAAGGCGTCGAGCGTTCGGTATTTCTTCCAGCGGCCTGCGATCAGCTTTTGCCGGTTGCCCTCAATGGCCCGCAGTTGCGGGTAGCTGGTGCATATCGCGTGATAAAGCTCGGCGATCTGCGCAAAAGGGACGGGCTGCTGCTGGCCCCCTTTAGGGGGTAGGGGGTGATCTATATCTGTTTCTGTATCTGTTACTGTCTCTGTATCTGTTACTGTATCTCCTTTTTTTGGTTCGCTTTGCTTTTCAGAAAAAGCATTTGCTTTTTGTGCTTTTGAAGGTCTGCCGCCCATTTTCCCCGCTTCGCTCCGTTTTTTGACGGTTTCGGCGTACTTCTCGGCGTCTCTGTCCATTTGTGCCTGAATGAAGGAAAAAGCCATAAGGGCGGCCCCTTCGAGCTCTGGCTGGGTGCCGTGTTCGCCATAGTCCAGCAGAGCCATGAGCAGCTTCCCGCGTTCCTCGTCGTTCAGGAGGGCGAGGTGCTTTCGGTAGTCGTAATAAAGCAAAAAGCCTTTTTTTGCGTCCTGAGCCACGGTCTGCCTCCTTTCTGTTATCCTGAATATCCGTCCCCATAGCCGCCACCGCCAGACTCCTTGCCGTCGGCGAAGTAGATCCGGGAGGCGTTGACTTCCACGACTTTGTGCCGCTTGCCGTCGCTGCCGTCATATTTCCGCGTGGAAATGCGGCCCTCAACGACTACTTGGCGGCCTTTTGTCAGGTATCGCTCGCAAAACTCGGCCTGCTCCCGCCAGCACACGATCGGTATGTAGTCCGGCGGTGTGTCTTTGTCTTTGCTCGGCACCTGAACGGCGAGATCGAAGCTCACCACCGGAGTGCCGCCCTGCGTGTATCTGAGTTCGGGTTCCTGAGCCAGACGGCCCAGAAGCGCCACATGGTTAAACATTTGCAGTCCCTCCTTGCTGTTTCTTTGCCTCGGCGTCCAGCAGCTTGCAGATTTCGTCATACTGGGCCCGCGTCATATTGTGCGGATCTTGCTGCCCGTAGCTCTTGGCGATTTTCTCATTGATCTGCGCCTGCGTGATCCCGGCGTCCTCACCTTTTCGGTACATGCGGGAGAGCTGCGCGTCAGATAGGGGCCGTGAAGCGCCCGTGTGCCCGTTCTGGGCGTTTTGCGGCTGCGGCACGGTATTTCTACCCGCTGCACCGTTTTGAGGCGCTGTGGGGCGATTTTGGGGCGGTGGCGGCGCTTCGCTGCCGTGGTCGTTCATGTCCGGATCGTCGTCGCCCTGATCTATGCCGAATTTCTCAAAAAGATAATATTTAAGGCAATATGTCCACGCGGAGCCCTTGGCCTTGTCCGGGCCGCCGTCATTGGTGCCGATTGCGTGGAGCGTCACCTCCAGCTTATCCTCCGGATCGTCCGCGTTCGTCCAGCGGATCGTTATGTCTGCCTCATATACCCACACGATCCGGGCCCCGTTGCGCGTCTGCTGCTGGTAGGTGTGATAGTACACCTCGTCGCCGTTCTCCGCGTGTCTGGTGGCCTTCTCGGCCACTATGTCGAAGTTGACGCCGTACTGGTTCATGGCCGGGGTGAGAAGCTCGTACACGTCAAAGATTTTCGCAAACTTATACTTTACGCCGTCGCTGTGCTGCTTCTGGGAGATAGACGGCACGACCTCCCGCAGCTTGATGAATTTCTCTTGAAGGCTGAGGGCCTCGCGCGGAGGCGCTTCTGCGGCCTTCGGCTGCGCTGCTGCAGCGGTCTTGCTGGCACTTCCTACCATGTCTGCCTCCTCATACGTCCACCGTGAAGGTGTCCGGCTTTTCAATAATCTGCACGGCCTCGACGATCTCGCCGGTTTCCTTGTCCACGCCGCTGCCGCCTATGATTTCAAGCCGCTTTTTGAAGTCGCCCCACCTCGGCTTTTCTTCGGTCTTGATAAACTCCAGCTGCCCGGAGTCTTTGAGAAACTGCACGAGCTTCTCGTCGTCCTGTTTCATGGTGGTGCCGCCGAATTTGCGCGTCAGGGTGTCAGACAGAAGCCGGTAGCTTGCTTTGGTCTTGGTGGTCTTGTGCGGCACCGTCTCGAAGTATTCCGCGAGCTTTCCGGTGAGAAAACGGGTGCCATTCTGGAAACGGCGCTCAGCGGCCGCCACCTTTTCCTCGATCTTCTGGATCTGGGCGTCTGCCAGCTCCCGGATCCGGTCAAGCTCGGCCTTTTCCTCGGCGATTTTGCGGCAGGCCCAGTCGGCGCAGCCGTCGTCGGTGATCCTCCATGCGGGGCGGGGTGCGTCCTCGGCTTCGTCCTGCGTCCAGAGGGCGTCGTCCATGCCCTCCAGCTCGTCCAGAGTGACGGCCGGGGCCTGCGGTTCTTCCTGAGCAGCCGGGGCCGCCATGGCTGCGCCTGCTTCGGCCAGCGCCTTGCCCGCTTTGTCGGTAGCGATACCGGCAGCAGAGGCCGCCGTGGTGTTCTTGGTTTCTGCGGCGATTTCCTTCGCCTTAGTGATTGCCTTTCCCATGATCCTGATCTCCTTCCTGATTGTTCAATGCTTCCCGGAGCTGTCGCCGGGTTTCTTGATGTTCTCCGATCTCCGCGTGCAGCTTCGCCTCCGCTTCTTTGAGCTCGGCGTCTTTGCGCTGCCAGTTCTGGTACCACTCGTCTGCGGACTTCTGGGCCTCGTCCCTCTGGCGTTCAGCCTCGACGGCCCGCGCCGTCATAACTGCCAGAAGCTCAGTCACAAGATCGAGCGGGCTCTTGGTTTCCTTGTCCATGCTGCACCTCCTTGAAAAATCTGTGGTTGTTTATTGTCATTACATACACCTGCGACTCATGCCAGAGGCTTGCCACGAGCTCCGGCGCGTAGAAATACTTGATCGGCTCGCTGGTGGCGACGTGCCCGAAGTCGAACACGGCCGCCACGGCTGCCAGCGCCTCGTCGGTAGGCTCCGGCCTGCGGGTGCTGTATTTGTACCTTGTCAGGGCCTCGATCGGCCGGATCCCGTCGTCCTCACATGCTTGGAGTATGCACTGGGCCACGGCCACCTTGCCCGCGAAGGGTTCGCCGATTGCCTCGGCGGTGATTGCAGACGCCAGCTCGTAGCGTTCCTCGTCGGTGATGATGTATCGTTTCTCAAATCCTGCCTCTGCCGCCCATGCGTCCGTCATGGCCTGCATGTTTACCGGGCAGCCCTCGCCATATATGAACACATAGGCGGGCGGCTGCTTAGGCTCTGGCGTCGGTTCCGGTGCCTCGGTGGTCGTTGTCTGGGCTTCGCCTTCTGCTTGCTGCCTGCTGATCCCGGTCGCATAACACACGAAGGAAAAGAGGGCGAGAAGTGCGAGCAGGGCAGGAAGGATCCAGCGCCAGTTCAGGCCCTTGCATTTTGCCGCCAGCCGGTGTAAAATGGGCGTAGGCTTTCGGCGTCGGTGCTGATAGCTCACCGAATGGCTGCCCGGTTGCGTCGGGCGGCCGTTCTTTTTTTCTGTCATATTGCTGCCTCCAGTTCATAGCGTTTTATGGTGTAGCGGGAAAAGCCCCGCTCGCGGATTGTGTCGGCCGTCAGCAGCGCGAGGTAGTTCTCGCCGTAGCTGTCGCCGGTGCGCAGCTTATTGAGTGCCAGCTTCCTGCGGGCGTATGCCTCGCACTCCCGGAAAAGATCGGCCGGGGTACACCAGCCCAGCTCTTTGTCTGTTCTGGCTTTCAGGGCGTCGCTGCGCTTGTCCTCGGCCCGCCTGATTGCCTGCCGCCCCCGGTCTGCCGTAGAGGCTGCGGCCTGCCATGTATTCAGGCCCAGCGCTTCGGAGATCTCCCGGTAGGTGTAGCCCTGCGCCTTCATGGTGAGGACGGCGAGCTGCTGCTCTGTCAGGACTTCCAGCAGCGGCATGTATTGGGCCGCCACCACTTCGTCCTCTTGCTGATACGGCAGAAACTTGGGATCCCCGATCAGGCCGTATAAGGTCAGGCCATCCTCGTTCAGTTCGGCGTCGAGGCTGAGGGGCTGGATCCTGCGCCGTTCCTTCCTGCGTTCCTTGTCAATTTCCGAGCTCATGGTCTTGCCTGCTATGGTGGTAAAGGAATAGCGCTGGAGCTCCGGCCGCTCGGTGTAGAGCCGGACGGCCCGAAGGTAGCCGAACACGGCCACGTCGTACCACTCCGAGGCGTCCAGCCTTTTGCCCCGGAGGTATGAGTATATTGTCTGGTGGTGCCGGGCGGCGAGTTCCCGCTGCTCCGGCGTCAGCGGGGTGTTGTGGTTCATGCGTTTACCCCCCCCGCGAGATTTTCGCTTCTTTCCATGGTTCTGCCTCCTATTTCTTTTTCTTGTTTATCAGACTGAGCGCGATCAGCGTCACGCAAATAATCAGGGTTATCATAACGGCGTTGCTCATGCCTTCGCTCCTTTCTTTGCCAGTGCCGGGAGCGTATAGCCCGGCGACTGCATAAACTTGTTGAAGCGCTGCGGCCAGTAGGTCACGCCAGCGAGGCGGCGGCCTGCGACGCCGTACTTCGGGTTGTAGCCGAAAATGTTCACATACTCCAGAAGGTCGGCCCGCTCGTCGTCCATGGCCCTGCATACCTCGAAAAGCGCCGCCACGTCGTCGATCGCCCGGTGGGAGTTCTGCACCTTGTCCTCCAGCTTGTAGGCCGCGATCGCGTTCGCCAGCTTGTGAGGATATGGCCGCCGGTCTTTATACACGGTCAGGGTGTCGAGGTAGTCGGCGCGGGCCAGAAGCTCGGCGCAGGGCTGCGCGTAGCGTTCAGCCATGGTTCCGGCAAACTGGAGATCAAACTGGGCGTTGTGTGCTGCCAGCAGCACCGGCCCGGCTGTGTCGTCGAGCAGTTCCTCGAAGTCGTACACGACGTCGTTCTCGTCGAGCCCTTCCTTTTCCAGCATTTCGTCGGTGATCCCCGTCAGCTCTGTGATCTTCTCCGGCAGTTTTTCGCCCTCCGGCAGCCTTATGAAGTCGTCGAAGGTTTTCACCACTCGGAGGGTGCCCCGGCCGGTCTGCTCGATCCGGATCGCCGCCAGCTCTATGATCTGGCAGGTGTCGGCGTCGAGCCCGCTTGTTTCGGTATCAAAGAACACGACGGCCGCATATTTCTGGAAAACTTCGCGGAGGTTATTCATGGTCGGCCGCCTCCTTCCCGATCGTCAGCGTCAGGGTGTTGGCAATTTTGAGCTGCTGGCTCACGTTGCGATAAAGTTCCACGGCCGCGTTCACCTGAGACAGAGACAGCGAGAGGGCCGCAGCCTGCTGGAGCTCCTTGTCGGTGGCCGTGTTCGCTATGCGCTTGAAGCCTTCGGGATCCTTGCCGCCTGCCGCTTCGTAGAGGACAGTCAGCTGGCGGGCCAGTATAAGCCGCACAAGCGTGGGTAACTGTACGGGGCCGGGCAGCGCGTCGAACGACGGCGCGGCGGTTTCTTCTCTCGGTTCGTCGGTCTGCTTGCCGTCTTTGCCGTCCAGATTATCCAGATCGCCAGAGTCGCCAGAGTATCGAATTAAAGCGGAGCGGAAGCCCACGCGCCAGCCCACATTCGCGCGGGAGTAGGCGCCGTTGAAGTAGAACACACCAGCGCGCGCACCGTTGTACCAGCCGCCCCCGCGGAGCACGATCCTTTCTCCGTCAGTGTCCAGCCAGAAGTAGTCGCTGCCGTTGTAGTCCTCGCTGGTAGGATAGAGGCCGAGCTCGATCAGTTTCTCCGGCACTTCCAGAGCCGAGCCGTCCAGATCCACGAACGGCACGCCGTCGTAGTCTTTGCTGTCCGGTGCTACCGGCTGGAGCTTGATCTCGCCGTCCTCCACGTTGTAGAAGATTGTGTCGCCGTCGGCAGTATAGAGAGGCGTCCACTCCTTCGAGTCCTTGGACTGATCCGCGCCTGCTGCCGCGCCGTTGTCTGGTATCACCTGCACCTGCCCGTTTAAGAAGCGGATCCCGCCGACGTGCTCCCAGATATTGCCGCACATGTCGGCGACTCCCTCGGCCGTGTGGTTGTGGTTCCATGTCACCGGGCCGGAGCCGGTCAGGGTTTTGCTGTCCCCGCTGCTGTCTCTGTATGTAGTGCCGGTTTCCTCCGGGTGGCTGTGGCTCTTTCCGCAGTCAGTGTTTCCGCGGGGGAGGGTGCCGTTCTTGCGGCTCTGGTGTGCCAGCGCGGCCCACTCGTCATTAGTGATTAAGTGCCAGCCGGGGCCCTTGCCTTCGCAGAGCCGGATCGCCTCGTCGTGGTTGATGTTGACGGCGGGCTGCTGGTAGGGCAGGGAGTAGGGCACGCCCTCGATCAGAGTGTTGGGGTACTTGCTGATCGCGTACTCCTTCACGGCCTTGCCTCTGATTTCTGCCGGGAGGCCCAGCTCGTCCGGCGTGAATACCACCATAATGTCAGGGATCCCCCTGCTGTCAAAAATAACCTCGTTTCTCATGTGTTTGCTCCTTTCGGTTGGATCCTGCGTGGTTGCTTGTACTTGGCCCGGCACCGCGGGCAGAGGTAGCCATATCACGGGATCGTCGCTTGCTTGCTTATATTCCATTCCAGCCCGCACTCGCGGCATGTCTCATACCGTGCGCCGGTTATGCGCCGGGCATGAGTGCGAGAACGGGCTCGCGCTTGTCCATGGTTGCCAGTTTGGCTGCCGGATCTGCGCCCTGCTTCGCGGTTTCCCGCTCAACGCGATCCTCGCAGTCGCAGGACTCGCCATGGTCTAAATGTGCGCCACATTTCGGGCAAACTCTGTACTTCATGTGCTCACCTCCTTGTATTTGCCAGTCAGGGCCCGGAGTTTTCGGCGCAGGTTTTCGATCGCCTGATCCTTCCCGTGGGTGCTGGTGGCCCGGTTGCCGGTTTTGGTTTCGATTGCGACGGCGAGGTTATTCGTGCCGCCTTTGTAGTTTTCATAGGTGACAACGATCATGTGGCTGCCTCCTATCCAGAAGCGGCGGCCAGCAGTTTGTCGTAGAGCTGCCGTTCCAGCCGTCGCTTGTATTTCTTGCGCACGCGCCACTTCTTTGCGTGCTTGTAGTAGTGCCACCATTTCGGGTGGTCGTTCGCGGTGCGGAGCATAGCGTCCACGAATTTGCCCGCCAGATCAGCCGCGATTGCCGCTGCCTTTTTTACCACTTCCATGAAGGCGTCCCATGCCTTCCTTGCCACTTCGGCAGCATACTGGACGGCCCGTAGCAGGGGCGGTGTTATTGCCTCCAGAAGTGCGGCGGCCGTTTCTGGCGTAAAGGTGAGCGTCAGCTCTGCGGTGGGGCCTTCGGGCGGTGACTTTTCCCGCTGCCGGTCTGCCCCCATGTTCTTGTGCATGAGCTCGAAGTCCTCCGGGCTCATGTATCCGTCGTAAACATAGGGATCCGGCTCTGTGCTGGTGGCCTTGCCGTACCACGGGAGAGAGGCCGGAAGATCAGCCGGGCGCTCCATAGGTTCCGGGGGAAATGCCGTCGAGCCGTCCAGCAGGTTGTAGCCGTTCTCGTAGTGCCAGCGGATCCCTGCCGCCAGCTCTGCCACGGTCATGTCCTCGCCGAAGTGTCCGCAGTAGTAGCCGTTCAGCATAACGGCGTTCGGATCCTGCGCCAGTATCTTGCGGGCCTGCTCCAGATCCTCCGGCTCGAAGGTGTCGTCTTCACTGTTCAGCCATACCGCCGTAGCGTTCCAGCTTCGGCCGGTTTTCCAGACGATCACCCATGCGATCCCGTCGCGGGGCTCGTCGGCCCAGTCTTTTGCGATTGCGTTTATTGCTGCCATGGTGCTGCCTCCTTGTCGATATGCACGACGGTGAAAAGGTCGTCAACCTCGTGCCGGGTTATGTAGGTGTCCGTCCCGTCCATGCCGAGAAAACGGAGCAGGGGCTCGAAGCCGTCGAGCAGATAACTGGTGACGGCCACGGCATTGAGCCGGTAAACTGATACCTCCACAATGCCGGGGCGGCCGCCGTCCTCCAGAACGGCCGGAAACGAAGCCCGGCACAAGAGAGCGGCGTCATATTTGAAGTCGTCAGTGTTTGCCATGCCGGTGCCTCCTTTCAGTGCATATATGGCCGCAGGTTGTCGTTGTAAAGCTCGTAGCTCATGCAGCCGCAGTCGAAGCGGATATAGTTCCAGTCGGTCGCATTGTAGAGCGGGGCCCGGTCGATTTCTCCGACTTTGCGGAGCTGCCGGTGCCGGTTGACTTCGTACCGCGGGAGCGTCCGGTGGATCTTGATCTTCTCCTTGGCGAAGCCGTACCACTCATAGAGCAGATCCTTGGCCTTTTCGTCGCTCATGTGCTCGGTGTCAGATTGGCTCGCCAGTCTTTCGTAGTCGGCCTGCTGCACGTTGTCGGTGTCCTCGTAGGGCCGCCATTCCTGCTCGCGTTCCAGCGCCTTCTCCAGTTCCGCGATCCGTTCTTCCATGGCCTTCTGAGCTCTCTCGGCCTCGCTCTGCGCGTTGATGTGCTGCATATTTACCTCGCGCTGGATCCTTTCGGCGATCCCGTCCTCGTTCTTTTTGTAGGCTTTGCAAAAGGCGTCTTTGTCGCCGCTAAATTCCATATAAGCCTTCTCGATCGCTGCGTATTCTTCCATGGTAGGGAAGTAGCCCGTTCTTTTTTCAAATTCTTCTAACATCATGGCGGAGTGTTCCTTTCTTGTGCGTTATGTGGTGACAGTTTCAAGTTTCTGCTGTTCAGGTTTGGCCTTGCTGCCTCGGCGTTTGAGGTTTTGCTGGAGCCGCAGCTGGGCCAGCTTTGCGTTGTAGCCCTGCCGCATGTTGCAGTCAAGATCCCCAGTGTCCCCGCGTTTCAGCTCTTTGTAGATAGTCGCCACATGCACGCCGAGAGAGTCGGCTATATCCTGCGGGCGTTCTCCTTTGAGATAGCGGGACTCCAGCGCCTCGCGGTCTGCCAGTGTCAAATATCGGTAGTTTCTCACGTTCTCACCTCCTTGTGGTGTGGGTGCATACTCCGGCCATTTTGTAAAATCTGCATTTTCGGGCGGGTACTTCTCAACCGGCCTCCCGCGCTCCGGCTGGCGTCTTTTTTCTGGGCCGCCTTGACCGTACCGGCTTTCACCTTAAAAGCCGGAAACTTGTTGAACGACATGGAGCCTTTTTAGGCGTTGCTGCTCTCCACCGCCGCCCGGTTTTCACCTTAAAAACCGGACTTAAAACTTGTTATCCTTCACCGATAAATACAGACTTTACAAAATGGCCGAGGGGCCAGTGTTGCCCGTTTTGTGGTAAAAAAATAATGCGTCGGGAGGCTTTCGCTTCCTTTCGCATTTAATGTTACAATTTTCAAATTTAATTAAAAGGGGAAAAATGTCTT